CAAAAGATCTAAAAATCGCACCTAAATTTAGAAAAGATCTAGGAAAATCACTACCGTCATAGAACCAGGAATGTTTCAAAAAAGTAAGCTTCTCCAAGCAATCACGCTCAGACAAAGTGATGTTATAACCAACGGCACGAGCAGCATTGATCACTTCATCACTTGTTTTAGCTTTACAATAATAAACAGATAAACCAATCAAGAGCGAAGCAATGTTATTTAACAAAGTAGTTAAAACACTACCACTATACTCAATCGGTCGTACGCCGGCAAGGCGCACAGAATTATGGCGGTTATTAGGATCTTGTAGAACCAAATCAGTTTCGCATTGTTTTATAGCTTTATCAATGACGTGTTCGAACTGAGTACCACAAAATAAAAACTTCAGGAATTTAAAAATTATGCTAGAATTTGAAATGTCACAAGTTGAAATATCCAACTCAAAAAACTTGCCATCTATTTTGATAATAGAATCATCAGAAAAGAAATAATGTTGATCTTTCATGTCAAACAATAAATCTTCTCCTAACTTATCTAGGATTTCTGGTTCAATACTGGATACATAACAAGATTTAAAATTATCAAGGTCAATCTTCTCTTCAAATACAGTCTTAGCGATTTCAGCAAGAAATCCAGCTAATAAAGAACCGGGACAAGTATAATCACCAATCAGTCTTGGTTGTTTACCAGGTTTTGCTTTCTCAAACAATTTCAATTTTCCGCGAACATTTTGCATAAACAATCCAGTATCGGATCTCTCGATAAGCAAAGCTAAGCTTTGCAAACGAATTGTCCGTTTCTGATGTGGTTTACTTGAATGTAAAACGCGTTCGACCAACTCATGGTCCAATGAATTAAGTTTAATAGCCAACCTTGTTTTCAACCTCTTAAAAATGGAATGAAATAACCTGTCCTTGCGTCTATGCTGTTTAGAATCATCGAAAGACCTATACATCTTATCTTGCACTGTACTCAACATAACCTCATTATCTCTAATTTTGGTTATACGAGTAAGGGCACGATCTAAATTATTTCGATCGTTACCATAAACCAACCATCCTTTCTTACCAAAGAATGGGAAAAATAAAGAATCATAATCACGTTTAACTTTAATCGGAGAATACAATTTAGAATATAAAATGGAAAATAACTGGTACCTATTATGTTGTAAAAACCACCGGGAAACAGTCTGTTTGGAAATTCCCTTAGTGTTTAAAACTTCACTTAGGATACTAGGTGTCCATAAATCTACATGAGGAAAACTTGATAAAATCATTGTTTGGTTGTCAGTACAGTAACCAAAAATACC